CTTAAGGCTCAAGGTGTTATTTCTTCTGAAATTTATGACCGCGAGTCAAATAGATTTGCCGAAGAAAAGTCCATTAAGGTTTTGCTTCCTCCAGATTCTGCTATTAAGAGTAAAGCCAAAGATTATCTAAAGCAAAACTCTGGAGAGCTAGCTGGAAAAATTCCTGAATACTTTGATAATGCTAGTGCTCTAGCAGTCGAAGGTATGTTTCAGTATGCTAAATCTACCATTGAGTCAGAGCTTAAATCTGGAAAGCTTGAACCAAAAGGTGGTGCAATTAACAAGCGCATTGAAGAAGTTCTTCAAGTTCTTGCTCCTGATTTTATTTCCAGTGACGGTAAAAGGTTTCTGCCAAGTTCAAGAAATCCCAACCTCAAAGGAGCGGTAGTTCAACCTGCTGCTGGCGCTGCTGGTGGTCAAAATGGCCGTTACTTGGTTGATCTTGTCCAGTCACGTGTGCCAAGAGTTACTTCTGCCATTCAAGACATTTCTATTAGTCCTGAAAGGTGGCGAGCAGCATATGATGTTCTTGAGAGTGGTGGTAAAGCTCCTGCTGACGTTAGCTTTGCGGCTAGAAATGCTGGTGTGTCTGTTCCTGAATTTCTTCGTAGGCAAGCTCCTAAAGTTGGAGAAACGTACGATGTCAATGCAATTCAAAGTGGCAACAAAGTTTACCAAGAAAACAGGGCTGTTAGCCCTAGGCTTGCTGAATTGATTGCCAATCCTCGTACTACTCCTAGAATGAGGGACCAGTATCAAATTGAACTTCAACGATTGAAGCAAAATCAAATGACTTCTTCTAATTCTGGTTTCCAAGATTCGGCACTTACGTCAACTACTCCGTTCAATGGAGTGCTCTCGTTGCTTCGCAGTGGTGAAGGAGGTTGGGATTCAGCCAACCGTGGCACTGCTGGCGATACGCCGGGAGGTATTCGGGGTTTGAGCAAAATGACGCTGGGCCAATGGAAGCAGTATCAATCGCAAGGTTACAACGCACTGGGCGCCTACCAGTTCATTCCCAGCACATTGAAGCTGGCAGCAAGGGAAGCCGGCATTTCTGATAGCACGGTGATGACTCCTGCAGTACAGGATCGCCTGGCTGTACAGCTGATGATCGGCAGTAAGCGTCCAACGCTGGCTGCATATCTGAGGGGCAAAAATAACAACGTTGATCAAGCGTTGGATGATCTGGCCTTAGAGTGGGCATCAGTTGCGACCCGAGGAGGTGGTACTGCCTATCCGAATCAGGGCGGCAATCGTGCTTCAATTAGTAGAGACAAGGCGCGGAAAGTATTGGAGCAAGCCAGGGCCTCCTTCCAAACATCTTTACCGACAAATGAACGGTGGATGCAAGACCTTGGCAAGTTACCTCAATCACGGGGAACACTGCCTCCTCCCCCTCCTTAGACTAGCATCAAATGGAATAAAGAGGTTTATTCTGCGGAGTAAGCCTCTCCATAACAATTATCTCTAATACCTCTCTGCGGAGAACCCCATTCTAATTATGAATAGTTATCCAGCTATTGACATTGAGAAGCTCAAAGAACTTAATGAGCAATCAGAGCAAAAGAAAGTTCAACAACAACAAGCCCAAGTAAAGCAAGCAAAGGTTAAACAACAGCAACAGAAAACTGCTAAATCAAAGGCTAAACAAGTAGAAGAACAGAAGTTTAACAAAACTCTTGTCAGCCCCATTAAACCAAAAGCCCAACCGGCTGGACAGCTAGATGCTGTTACTAAGTTTATTGAAGAAAAGATCAACATTCCTGTTGCTGATTTTCTGGATAATCTAAGTGGTGATCAAAAGACACCAGATCAGATTGCCCAAGAGCGTAAGCAGAGGCGGGTAACTGGTCAGCAAAAACTAAAGGAAGCTGAAAAGGCTATTGAACAGCAAGCCTACTCCAACCCAGTAAGCGCTGCTGGAACAGAAGTCATTAGGGCTGGCATCGGTGCGCTTGCCAAACCCGTTGAAGCTGTCATTGATAAGAGCTATCAATTCTATCTTAACAACACTGTTAACAAAGGCTTGTCTCCAGCAGATGAAGCTTACCAACGCTCCTACACTGAACTAACAAAAGCCCCTCGCACTGACGTGGCTAAGACTGGAGAAAAGCTCCTATCCTTCTTCCTTTTGTCTCGGGCATTGCGTAATGTTCCTGGTGCCAAGCTAGGCACCTCACCTATGCCTGCTGGTCTTAAAGGTGCTGCGTGGGCTGGTGCCAAAGGAAAGCGTATTGTTACGGAAGGTTTGGTTCCTAGTGCCATTGCTGACTTCTTTCTAACGGATGCCAAGGATGGTAACTTCTCTGAAATCATCAAAGGAATGGTTCCTGAGGACCTTCAACAGTCTTGGATGTTTGCTCTTGCTAGCGATCAGAAGAAAGGAGATCCAATCCTTAACTCTGTCAAAAGCGTATTTGAAGGACTGCCCCTCAATGTTGCGGGTAATGTAATTCTTCCTGCTTTAACCACTTCCTATCGGTTTGCCAGGGGACTTGTGGCTAAGGGTTACGATAAGGATCGGGTCGTTAGTGAAGCACTGGAAGTTCTCAATACTGAGGCAGATAAAAACTTGAAAGAAGTGGCTCAAGCTTCTAGCAAGGAAACTGCTGATATGATGGGAGTTAAAACTCAAGAACTTAATCAGTTAGAGCTAGATGCACAGCAACTAGAAGCAAGACGTGCTACAACTGCTGATCCAGAAGAAGTTCAACAGCTAGAGTTGGATCTTGATAATCTTCGGCAAAAGCAGACTGATATCCGTATTGACCTTGATAATGCTGTTGATCCAAATACCCAAAAGGAGTATTTTCAAAACACAGGAACAATCAAGGCCGATGATGTTAATGACATTGGCGCCAAGCAACTAAACCTTGAAGAGGGTTTTCCTGGTACTGGCAGGGTTTCCATTCACGGTAATGCTGGTAACATCTTAACGGAAGCCGCTGTTAAACAGATGGGCATGTCAAAGGATGTTCGTCAGACACTTCTTAAGGAGATTGAGCAAAAGATTGACATCAAAGCAATCGCAAAGGCGAGCGGTAAAACTTATGGTGAGGTACTGGCAAACATCTACCGCATCAATAAGGATTTTACTGATTCCCTAAAGACTTACGATAATCTTGCTACAGATGACGAAAGTGCTTTGATGAAAAAGCTTCTCAGTGAAGCTGGGGAAACGGTCTCCACTAGCAAGAAAGGATTGGTGGGTGTCACAGCCGAAACCTTGGGCGCTGCCAAGATCACCATTGCAAGCTATGCTAATGATCTTTACAGGCTGTCTAAAGAAGCTGAAAAGGCCGATACAGCTCAGATTGCTGATGCTGATTACTACGAACGGATTTCAGATAGACTGCTTGGACTGCTAGAACTTTATAAAGAGAGTACTCAATTCTTTGGTGGATCTTTGGGTGCTCTAAGGGTTCGAGCTTTGCAGAATCTTGATCAACGTGAAATTGATCAGATTATTAAAGGTACTGAGGTTGATGAAAACGATACAGCCCTTACAATCTTTGCCATGAAGAAAATGGTTAAAGAAGCTAAGGACGCTTATCGTCGTGGAGATGCTAACGGTCTAGATGCTATGCGTCGCTTGACCAGGGCACTTCAATTGAGCGGCGGTGATCCATCAAAGACTCTTAGTTTTGCTCGTACTGCTCTTAGTAATCTCAGTGAAGTTGCTGCCCGTCATTTCTATAACTCTATCCTATCTGGAGCTAAAACCATCTTTAGGAACGGCAGTGTTGTCTATGGATTGATCGAACGTCCCTCCAGTATTATTATTGGTGGTGCTCTTAATCTTAATCCTGCTCAAATGCGAGCTGGATTAGCAGGTTACCATTCTATTCTTGGCAGTGCTGGTGAAGCGTGGAGGGTGGCACGTAGGACAATTCAAACGGGCGTTCCAGCTAACCAGTCAGTTAATCAATTCATTCGCCGTTCGGAAACAAAGAATGCGCTTGAAACACTTGATCAAGTAGCTTCTACTCGGCCAGAAAAGGTGGCTGTTGGTTTTCTAAAATGGCATTATGCCGTTTCAGAATACTTTGACTTTCCTGAAAAGCTCATGATGGGAATGGATGATTACTTTAAAACCATCCTCGTCCGTCAACGCATTGATGAAAAGGCAACCCTAGAGGCAATGGAATCTGGAATCTATGATCCTAAAAAGTTCATGGAACTCAAGATGACCAAGTATGCTAAAGTAATGGATCCCCAAACGGGTACTATTAAGTCCGAAGCTTTTAAGGAATATGCTGAAATTGGCACCTTCCAAAGTGATCCAGGCAGAGTAGCTAATTACATTTCTGGAGCTGTTTCAGCTATTCCTGGTGGAACATGGATGATTCCTTTTATTAGGACTCCTGCCAACATTCTTACTTACCAACTTGAGCATCTTCCTGTTGTTAGATCCTTTTCTAAAAATTACAAGGCAGCAAAGGACGGTGGTGATGAGCTGCTACTGGCAGAAATGAATGGACGGCAAGCTATTGGAGTTATGGCTGTTGCTTCGGCAGCGTATATGGCGGCCAATAACCTAATTACAGGCGACATGCCTAATCCACGAAAGGAACCTGCTGAATACCAACGATGGAAAGATCTTAATATCAAACCACGATCACTAAACTTTAATGGCGTTTATGTTCCATATAACATGGTTGAACCCTTGTCTAATATTATTGCCGCTTCGGCTAATATTGCTAGGGTAATGAATACCTATGGAATGTCAGAAGATTTTGGCGATAGATTGCTAACTGCTTTGGCTATTACTATTGCTGGTAGTTTTACTGAAAAGAGTTATTTTCAAGGTCTTGCTAACCTCGCAGAACTTGCTAATCCTGAAACTTGGACCTCTGCCGGAGCAACTAAAGCTGGTCTAAATGCGGTTAATAACCAACTACCTATTTCTGGTTTTCGGAGGGGTGTAGCCAATACCTTTGATGGTAACATGCGTGAATACTCTAATGAGTTTGATCGTATGCTGCAAAATGCACTTCCCATTTATCGGAACTTTGCTCCAGCCATGATTAGCGTTATGGATGGCAAGCCGATGAAGAATCCCAACGGTAACATTTGGAATGCTAACGTTCCTTTTGAAGTTGGTATTTCCCGAAAGGATGAAGTAGTAGATATGCTTGCTGAGATTGAATTTAAATGGGGTGACCGTCTCGATAAGTTTAAAAACATTCCCCTAAATAGAGATCAAAAGGCCATTGTTCGCAAGGCTATGTTTGATTTCAATGTAAGGGGTAAGCTTTTAGATGAGATGAGGAAGCCTTATTTTAAAGACGATCTGAAAAAGTGGAAAGAGCGTCGCTTTGGTCCAGATAAAGAATACTTTAATTCCGTAAGTCCAAACGTCTACCAAAATGTTCAAGAAATTTGGACGGACGCTGAAAACTACGCTTTTAAAGTTCTCCAAGAAACAGACCCTTCTATTGGAACTAAGATTACTGAACTTCAACGGAAGGAGTATCAAATAAAGCAGGGCAATTATAATCCTAGTGCCGCACTGGCTAACCCCTCTAAAATCGGCATATCGGAAAAAGATAGAAAGTTGATGGATGAAGTTTTAAAGTACTAAGACAACCCACTCCTAAATAGATGGCAGTAACCTCAAACACATACACCGCGAATGGCACTAATAAGCTATTCTCCATTACCTTCCCATATCTTGATACGTCTGACATTGATGTTTCTGTCAATGGTGTTCTTCAGACAATTACAACTCAATACTTCTTTGCCAATGCCACTACTGTTGAATTTGTAACTGCTCCGGCTAATGGGGCAACGGTTCTGTTGAATCGTTCGACGGATGATACGGCTCTTCAGGCTACGTTCTTTCCTGGCTCGTCCATCAAGGCGTCTGATCTAAACTATAACTTTGATCAAGTCCTATTCCTTTCTCAGGAAACAGCTAATATTGCTCAAAATCAAAGTACGGCTGGTCTTCAAGCACAGATTACTGCTGCTAATAATACCTCCAATACTGCGCTTACAACGGCTAACGCAGCCGAAGCAACGGCAAATGGTATTGCTGGAACCGCCAACACAGCCCTCACAAATGCTAATGCTGCTGTGGTTACGGCTAACGCGGCTAGTGTAACGGCTACCAATGCTGAAACCACCGCAAACGGTATTGCTGCTACGGCTAACGCTGCCCTGCCGCTGGCTGGTGGGACGATGACAGGGGTTATTACGTATGCTACGGCTCAGCCACGGCTGGTTGTTGGCACTGCCGTCAATTCAACTAGCGGAACCAGTGTTAATTTTACCAGCATCCCTAGTTGGGTAAAACGCATCTCCGTCAATCTTGTAAACATCAGCACCAACGGAACAAGTGCGGAGATTATTCGCATCGGCACTTCTAGTGGGTATGCAACATCAGGTTATGTGGCTACAACCAGTTTTATTGTTGGCACTACCAGCGGAGCAAATAGCAGTCTCGATGGGTTTAACCTGATGGGGCAAAATGCTTCAACAACTTCAAACCTACTCAGTGGACGAGTAGTTATTGATGTTGTTGGTGCCTTTGGTGGTCTTACTTATTGGGCATGTAGCGGGGTAATTTCACGAGTTGACTCCCTAGGCGGCACTACAACATACTTTCAAAAGTTTGTCGCCGGTCAGGTAGGTCTTTCCAGCACCCTTGATCGCATCCAATTGACGACTATTACTGGAACTGCGTCATTTGATGGCGGTCTGGTAAACATCATCTACGAAGGTTAACCACTGTGGGAAAACCAAAGTCTCTTCAAAAGGTACTTCACGTACCAGGCCCACCTAAAAAGACCCGTCAAGGACAGGGACAACATAGTCTTCCTAATCACGGGCGCAAACAATCTCGCGGTCAAGGCCGCTAATCAAATGCTTACTATTCTTGGTCTTAAAGTTTCCTACGAAACTCTCGCCTTCTTTGCTCTCTTTATTGGTTCTGAAGTTGTTGGGAACAGCAACCTCAAATCCAACAGCATCGTTCAACTCATCCTTAACGCTGTCAACTCCCTAAAGCCGTTCCGTACGGAAGACGACAAGATCCAAAAGGTTAAAGATTCGATCCTCAAATGATTGGTAAGGTGAGTGACTAACATTACTTTAAAGGTCCCTCAATTCTACCCTCAGCTAGACTCTGCTACCAAACATGGTGATCGCATGTGTTGGAGTTCAACATGTGCGATGGCGGTGAAATTTTTACAGCCATCCTCTTTGTTGGGCTCCAATGCTGATGATGATTATCTCCGTACCGTCCTTAAGTACGGAGACACCACTCAGGCCCTATCTCATGTCCGTGCCTGTTCTCATTATGGGGTCAAGGCATCCTTTTTGAGAAATGGCACACTCACAACGCTTGAAAAAGAGTTGGAAAGGGGCTATCCGGTGGGGTGTGGCATCCTTCATAAGGGTCCTGCTCACGCCCCCACAGGAGGAGGTCATTGGATGCTCGTGGTTGGGCTTACTGATACCCACGTTATCTGCCACGACCCTTACGGGCAGATGGATAATGCCAACGGTAAGTACCTAAAGCCGGGTGTTGGGGGTAAATATGTCCCCTATTCGTGGAAAAACTGGTCCAAACGGTGGATGGTTGAGGGTAATGGCTCTGGATGGTACATGACCTTTCGGAAAAATTAACCGCAACCTAATTAAATTAATTAAATTCATTAACATAATTGAATTATGACTGTTCTTACACCTCCTTCGGGAAGTTATTCCCTGGATTATGTAAAGATTGCTAATACTACTAGCAGTCCTGTTCCTGTTGCGGATTCCGGCTCCTCTTTGACGGTTGATGGAAAGGCTTATCGGGCTGCTGTCACGATCACTCGCCCCTCTAATACTACTGCTTATACGGCTGGTGACGTCGTTGGGGACACAGGGGGTTCTGCTATTATTACTCTCCCAAGCATCGGCCCCAGTGGCGGCTTTGTGCTGATCCAGAGCCTGTCGTTGGTGCTTAGCGACAGCACGGTGCCCAGCGGCATGGGCGCGTTCCGGGTTCACCTGTACTCCGCCAGCCCTACCGCTATTGCGGACAACGCCCCCTTTGACCTGGCCAGTGGTGAGCGGGCCAGTTACCTGGGCTTTGTGGACCTGGCGGCCCCGCAGGACCTTGGCAGCACCATCTACACGCAGGTCGATTACCCCGGTCGTCTGGTCAAGCTGGCCGCTGCTAGCACCAGTTTGTTTGCTGAGATCGAAACCCGTGGTGCATATACCCCGGTAAGCGCAAGCACTGTTGAACTCAGGGTCAACACCCTGGAGGCTGGACTCTGATGCGAGGCTCATCGGCATTACGCACCAGCGTCGCTCCTGGTGGCGCACTGGTTGGCCCGTGGGCACGTAATCCGCTGTGGACCCGTGCTCGCGCTGTGCCAAGCCTTGACTTGTGTTTTGCGGACACCAAGAGCCTGGTTTGCGCGACCACCGGCCAGAACCTTGTGAGCCATACCCGCGCCAGCAGCGGCACGTTTGTGGGGAGTGATGGGGTGTTGCGGACGGCGGTGACGAACCTCTTGTTGAGGAGTGAGGAGTTTGACAACGCCTACTGGGGCAGAGTCAGAATCGCTGCTTTTGGAAGCGGCTCAGTTGCGGATGCAATCGCCGCCCCGAATGGAACCATAACGGCAGATTTGGTCACACAAGCCAGCGGACAAACCAATGCTGGCGTGATAACAATCGGCTCTTGGTCTCTAACTCCATCAGCATTTTCGGTCTTTGCAAAAGCTGGAGGCAAGTCGCGCATTTCTTTGCTTACCGATACAAGCGGAAACTCAGAGACGTGGTTCAATCTTGCAAATGGCACCGTAGGAACAAAAGGATCAAACCATACCGCATCAATCATCAATGTTGGCGATGGGTGGTATCGGTGCTCTGTAGTGTCATCAGCAACTACAACCTTCAGCTCTATCTATCTTGCTGATACCGATGGAAGCAGAACGGTCACTGACTCTGGCGGCATCTACCTCTGGGGCGCCCAACTAGAGCAGTCCAGCACGGTCGGTGAATACATCCCCACCACCAGCACGATCAACTCTGCCCCACGTTTCGACCACAACCCCACGACCGGTGAGAGCCTTGGCCTGCTGGTGGAGGAGGCGAGGACGAACAGCATCCGTAACAACACGATGGTTGGGGCGGTGGCTGGTACGCCGGGGACGGTGCCGACGAACTGGACATTAGCGCAAAATGGAATTACCGGACTTTCTTTTTCAGTAGTTAGCGTTGGAACTGAAAATGGTATTGCATATACTGATTTTCGCATCAATGGAACACCATCAGGCAGCATTCCTCAAGGTGTTCAACTATTGCTTGACACATCAACAGGAATTAGTGCATCGGCATCTCAAACCTGGACTGAAAGTGTGTATTACAAATTGTCCGCAGGATCCCTCGCTAACATTCCAAACTTTAGGATAAACATACAGCAATATAATGCTGGCGTTTTTGTTCAATCAAACAGCACCATAGTAACCGCTCCATCTGCAACGCTGACTAGAGTTTCAGGAACAACTACACTTAGCGCCAGTACTACAACTCACGCGCTTCCTTTGTTGGCGCTGGAGACTATAGGGGGTGCCCCTATTGACATCACCCTCCGCATCGGCCTGCCCCAGCTTGAGCAAGGCGCCTTTGCCACCTCTCCGATTCTGACATCGTCCGCTACCGTCACCCGCGCCGCAGATGTGGCCAGCATTGCCGGGGCGAACTTTGGGGTGACGAGGACGAACCTTCTTGCGAGGAGTGAGGATTTTGAGAATGCCTACTGGAATCTATTGTCCAACGTAAGCGTCAGCCCGAATGCGGAAACAGCTCCAAACGGCACATTAACAGCAGAAAAATTAACAGAAACCGCAGTCAACAATGTTCACTACATTGCAAGAAATAACGTTTCTATCCCTGCTGCAGGAATACAGCTTTCGCTTTCTGTGTACGCAAAAGCAGCAGAAAGAAACTTTACCGGACTTCAGCTAACCGACGGCACAAATTACATTTATTGCACGTTTAACCTGCAAACAGGTGTAGCCTCAACTCCCGTAAATAACGGCACTGGATCAGGAGCATCTGCCTCTATTCAAAGTGTTGGCAATGGTTGGTATAGATGCACATTGTCTGGCATTTATGCGAGCAGTGGAACTACCGTGGTGCCTGCATTTTACGCTGGAAACAGCAATGTCAACCTTGCCACGTCTGGGTATCTAGGGGTAACTGGTTCTGGCATCTACCTCTGGGGTGCCCAGCTAGAAGTCGGCTCCGCAGCAACCCCGTACATCCCGTCGCCGTCGGTCTTCACGAGCCGTGCCTCGTCGGCCACCTACGTCGGGGGCGATGGGCTGATCAAAACCGCCACGACGAACTTGCTGCTGAGGAGTGAGGAGTTTAATGACGCGAGTTGGAGCAAGGTCAATACAACGGTTACCGCTAACTCAATCGCAGCTCCAAACGGAACCGTTACTGCTGACACAATCACGGATAGCAATGATGTTTCTGCTGCAATTCATTCAGTAACATCACAGAATCAATCATTTACAAGCGGACTTTCGTACACCGTATCCGTTTATGCAAGGGCTGGTACACAACCTGGCGTAGCATTTGTTTTACCTGCAGCAGCTTTTACATCAAATTTAACTGTTGCGTTTAATATCTCTACCGGATCCATTGTCAGCTTTGATTCTGGGATGACAGCATCCATAACTGCTGTCGGTAATGGTTGGTATCGTTGTACCGCTACTGCCACGGCAACTGCTACGGCATCATCTTCCACGGCAATTCAATTTAGGATTGCAACTGCATCTACCAGTTTTTATCAAGGTAACGGCACGGGCACCATCAGCATCTGGGGCACCCAACTGGAACAATCCTCCACCGTAGGCGAGTACATTCCAACAACGTCTTCCATCAACAGCGCAGCCCGCTACGACCACGACCCAGTCAGCCTCATCGGCAAGGGCCTTTTGCTGGAGGGGGCTTCGACGAACCTTTTCCTGAACAGCGAGGACTTCAGCAACCCAACGTGGACCGCTGGCGCCATCACCGTAACTGCTAACGCTGCTACTGCGCCTACGGGTGCCACAACAGCAGATTCGTTGCTGGAGACAAGCGCGAACACGGAACACCTTATATACAACACGACGCCTATAACCTTTACCACTGCCACGCAATCCGTTTACGTCAAGCCAAACGGCAGAACCAACGTTGCGCTGCGGTTTTATTACGACTCTAACGATTGGGTTGCCAGGGTTTTCAGTTTGACGGGCAGCGGTTCCGTTACTCAGTCCTCGGCTGGATCAAGCTCTGGCTTCAGTGCGGTCAGCCATTCCATCGTCAATGCTGGCAACGGCTGGTATCGCATTTCTATGACTGCCACGCAAACCAGTCGATCCGTGTACGTAGCCTCGCCTGACCTTTGCACCTCGTCAACGCCAACGCTTGCTACTGTCAATGGCTCTGAGGTGTATGCCGGAGATGTCACCAAAGGTGTTTACGTTTGGGGTGCCCAACTGGAGACCACATCAACAGCCAGCTCGTATATCCCAACAACGGCGTCAACGGTCACGCGAGCTGCGGACGTAAGCACAAGCACAGCCACAAGCGTGTTTGAAAGCTCCTGGTACCGGCAGGATGAGGGAACGGCGTTTACTCAATACTCTGGACAAGCTGGAGGTCGAGCATTTATGGCCGACGACGGGACAGGGAATAACCGCTTTGAAGTCCGCATTACATCAAACACAAGTCAGCTCAATTCATGGTCTGGCGGAACACAGGATGTAACGTCATTATTTGCGCCTGCCGCAACTGGATTAGTTGACGGTGTAGTGGTAAAAACTGCTATTGGACTAAAAGTCAACGACGCAGCAATCTCAACCAACGGATTTGCAGTAGGTACAGACACATCCTGCGCAATGCCTATCGCGCTCAACAGGATGATCTTGGGCTCTTTTCAGGGTAGCGCCACGTTCCTCAACGGCACCATCCGCCGCCTCACCTACTTCCCCACCCGCCTCGGCAACGAGGTCTTACAACGGATCACCCAACCATGACTTACTTTCTGCGCTTCACCGATGAAGCCACTTGGATCTCAGCCGCCACCGAGGCTGGGTTCTATTCCGAGCCAGTCCGTGCCCGCAACGATGACGGCACTTTTGCTGCTGACGACCCAGTCACCCCTGCCGACGAGGCCTGGGAATCAACCTTGCTGGCGTATACCGACGACCACGCCATCGACGTTGTTGGTGTCATCACCCGTGGTGGCGAGTGGGACTACGAAACTGGCGAGGTAATCGTGGCCCCGACGGTGCTTGATGGTTGGCACGTCAATTTCCAGGGGGTCCTGCCCGATGGATGGGAGGAGTTCCTAGTGGAGCCCACTAATCCCTATCGGGTGTTTGCCTAATGGGACGTGCTAATGAGGAAGCCTTCAATGAGCTTCATGGATTGGTGACTAATGAATTGATCATGCGTATCAAGTCAGGCACAGCCACGACACAGGATATTAAGGCAGCGGCTGATTGGCTTGCTAAAAATAATATTACGGGCGTTCCCGTGCTTGGTTCTCCACTTGCCACCCTCTTTAACAGTCTTGAATTGGAGATGGAGGATGTCGAAAGAGCCATCCGATAGTAACGATGAAGATGTGTCGGTTATGCTCAGGAACCTAGCGGCTACCGCTTTCCTGGGTCTCTTTAGCTGGCACTTAATCACCCTTCATAACATTGCTAAATCAGTGGAGGTGCTTGTCGAAAGGGTAAGTGCCTCCAACACCCGGATTGAGCGCCTCGAAAATAAAGTATTCTTTACGGATCACAATAATGGCGCCTCGAAAAACAACTACCCCTAGGCGTAGTGCTGCGTATTATCGGAATAACCCCGAAGCATACGCAAAGAAACTAGCCTACGATACAAAAGAAAACAAATCCCCACAGGATAGGAAGTATCGAGCCGAACTTGCTGATGCGCGACGGAAACGTGGCGTTATGGGCAAGGGAGGCTCTGATCTTTCTCACACTAAGAGTGGCCGTCTAGTAAAGGAATCGCCCTCAAAGAATCGTGCCCGCAATGGTTCCAACGGTAAGAGTACCCGCAAATGAACAAAGGAAACGCTAAGCCGCCTGGTCTTTACGCCAACATGAATGCCCGTAAAAAGGCTGGGACAAGTCGCCCCAAGAGTAAGAGTACAATCTCTAAAGCGGCGTATGCAAACATGAAAGCAGGATTCCCTAAGAAGAAGAAGTAAACCACACAGGATCCTTTAATGGTTCTGAAAGCCCCTTCCGATTACCTTTACAACCTAAGGGCCATGACATCCTCTGAAGCTAAAAGATTGTGGCGTAGCTCCATCAAGGAGCATTGGAATAACCAGTGCGTCTATTGCGGGTCTACACAGGATCTAACACTGGATCACGTCACCCCAAAAGCTAAAGGGGGACATGACATTTCGTCTAATGTTGTGCCTGCCTGTCTCAAGTGTAACCAGAGCAAGGGTTCTAATCATTGGCTCAGTTGGTGGGTAGGTCAGGATTCTTTTGACCACTCAAACTTTTCAAAGGTCCTTTCTTGGACAACCGGTTAACGTTAACACTTATCAATCCTAAACAAGATGTCTACTACTGCTGACTCGACCACTTACGGTGGTATCTCTAACGCCCCCGGTAAGCGTGATGAGAATCAACAAAACAACAAAGTGCGTACCACCACCAATGTGTCTGGGGGCGTAACCACCACCACCACGATTCCTGCTTCGTATGCTTCGGCTGCTACCACTGTTGCTCTTAACGCGACTGTGGCTGCTGCTGAGACTGCTATCAACACTGTTCGGAGGGCCCGGACTAACCCTTCCACTCTGCCTACCGCAAAGGTGACGGGGACTGCTACCCGCGCTGAAACCGGCTGTATCGCTACCTTTGGCACCCGCGTTAACGGGTCTGGCTACACAAACGGCACCTATACCAACGTGGCGTTGAGTGGCGGCTCCGGCTATGGCGCTACCGCTAACATCACCGTTTCTGGTGGTGCTGTGACCGCTGCTACCCTGGTTCGTGGTGGCCAGTGGTACGTTGTTGGGGACTCCCTGTCCTGCGCCCTGATCGGCCCCGGTACCCTGTTTGCCCTTCCTGTGGCAACCGTTACCCAGGGTTAAGATTATGGCTCCTAAAAAGAAACCAATTACTCTTGGCAAAGGTACTGGATATACTAAGCCAGTTACCCCTGACAAACCTGGTCGTCCAGTAAGTCCTAAGCCCGGTCAAGCCAGCAAGAATCGTGCCGCTGCTAAGACCACTTCTAGTGGCATCACTAAGCGTCCTGATGGTCGCGCTCAAAGCGAAGGCCGTAGTGGTCGTCAAAGCATTAGTCGTGCCCAAGTCACTTCCGGCAGTAATGGTAAACCCACTGGTGCTGCCGCTTCTCGGGTGACGATGGGTCGTGGCATGACTTCTGCTGCTAAGACCTTGGGAACCATTCGTAGCCTGATGGGTCCTGTTGGAGCTGCTGCTGCTGTGTCGGCCCCTCGTCCTACCGCTGCCGGGACTCTCACCTCCGCCATGAAGCGTGGCGACTATAAGCCCCGTCAAGGTCCTGCTGTGCCTAAGCGTCTGACGCAAGGTGGCATGGACAAAGGCTCCTTTGACAAGGCGTTTAAGGCTTCCCGCACTGCTGGGAAGAAAACCTTCTCGTGGCGTGGTAAGAAGTATACCACTGAGATGAAATAGTCATGCCCCTAAGTCAAGGGAAATCTCAAAAGGCTGTGTCTAAAAACATCAGCAAGCTTTCCAAGGAAGGCTACCCAAATAAGCAAGCTATTGCTATCGCCCTTTCCAAAGCTGGGAAGAGCAAGAAGCGTAAATAGCTGTCATAGGGGTCTAGGATCGTCTCCTTGGCCCCTCCACCCCTTTTTAGGTATATCGTATCGTATGATTAAAAACAAAGGCCTTACAGGCGATCCTCGAAGGACCGTAGAAGAGCGTATCACCGAATCCTTTCCTATTTTTCTTTCCCTTGTATGGAAGTCGCTAGACCTGCCTCCTCCAACAAGGGCTCAACTTGCAATGGCCCGTTACCTCCAACACGGAGGAAAACGCATCCAACTTCAATGCTTTCGCGGACTCGGAAAAAGCTGGGTTACAGCTGCGTTCGTGTTGTGGAATTTGTTCGTTGATAGGGACAAAAAGATTATGGTTGTGTCGGCAAGCAAACAACGGGCCGATGACTTTTCGATATTCTGTCAAAAGGTAATTATTGAAGTGGCGTGGCTTAACCACCTTGCCCCACAAGATGACGACCAACGCTGGTCACGAGTCTCCTTTGATGTTGCCGGGGCACGTCCAGCTCAAAGTCCATCCGTTAAAAGCGTTGGAGTTACGGGCCAGTTAACCGGTTCTCGCGCAGATATTCTGATCGCCGACGATATTGAAACTCCCTCAAATTCAGCAACAGACATGATGAGGGAAAAACTTCTTCAACTTGTTACTGAGTTTGAATCGGTGTTAACACCCAAGCCAGACAGTCGTATCGTTTTTCTTGGGACGCCGCAATCTTGCTTTACAATCTATAATTCACTTAGGGAACGTGGTTATGTCCCAATGGTGTGGCCAGCCCGATATCCAAAAGAATTAACTGGGTACGAAGATGTTCTTGCTAAGGAACTTCAGGCGGACATCGAAGAGCATGGCCTTGAAAATTTAGCTTGGCGACCCACAGATACCCGCTTCTCGGAGATTAACCTTCTTGAGAGAGAACAGTCGATGTCTCGGAGCAATTTTATGCTCCAGTTCATGCTGTCTACCAGCCTTAGTGACGCCCTCAAGTTCCCCCTCAAGCTCAGCGACTTCTCAGTGATGCCTCTGGACCCCGCTAAGGGGCCTTCGGAGGTGATTTGGGGTGCTGATAAGGAAACCCTCCTTGACCTGCCCGCCGTGGCCCTTCCAGGCGATAGGTGGCACCGTCCAAAGCGGGAAGGAGAATACACCTCTTGGGGTGAGACTATTGTTGCGGTAGACCCAAGCGGTCGTGGTAAGGACGAGACAGTCGCCGTGGTCCTGAGTCAAATTAACGGGTTCCTTTTCATTCGGGACATCTTTGCTAGTCAAGACGGATACTCCGACAAGACCCTCTGTGAAATTCTACGACGGGCAAAGCGATACGGTGCGACCTCCTGCCTTATCGAATCTAACTTCGGTGATGGCGCCATTATGGAGCTTATGCGGAAACACGCCACCGAAATGAAAGTCGGTATGAACTTTGAAGAGGTTCGCGCAACCACCCGGAAGGAGGACAGGATTATCGACACACTGGAGCCCGTCCTTAACCAACACCGCCTCGTTGTGGATCAACGGCTCATCCAATGGGATTACACCTCCAACCCAGACATGGCGCCCGAGGAGCGCCTACCTCGAATGCTTATGTACCAGCTTACCCGTATGTGTCGGGAAAAGGGGGCCGTTAAGCACGATGACCGCGTTGACGCCCTAGCCCTTGGCGTGAAGTATTTCCAGGACGTGCTGGCCATCTCCGCGCAGGAACAGGGTATCCAGGCGGACCGCGAGAGGTGGCAGAATATGGTTGAGGGGTTCCTTAACGCACCTACCTTGGCCACCGATCTCCTGGTCGCAGGAAGCACCTTTGATGAGCCCATAACCCAGGAGGAGGGACCCATCGTTTCGTGGATTTCTCACCGGTAAAACGCTACCCGTTTTTTCCCTGAAACCCCTTGCTACCACTACCCCCAAAAGAAGGTGGCTACTAATACCCAGGGAAGTGGTGCTCCTTGGGCGTGGAAACAGCGACAAGCTGAGGGGGGAGACCACATAGAGGGGGGGGGGGTATCTCCTCTCTCCTGTCTTCCCCTTCTCCTTTTGTTGGAATCCACAAACTTACCATTCCCGTCAAATTGTTAACCCAGAGGGACGGGTATGGGGTATGGACGGCATTGAGGGGAGGGACGACAACTCCTTCCCCCCAGTGTTTACTAAGCGAACGAAGTGAGCGTCCCACTAGCCCAAGACCCCAAAAGGACGACAAACAAAAGGGGAAGGGCGACACATATTAGATAGTAGATGCGAAGCCTACTATTCGTATATGTTATTATTATTGTTAATTAAGAACAATAAAAAAGAATAATAAAAGACAAATTTTATCTTCTTTATATTACTGTTAATGTTAGAAGCGAAGCGCCCGTACATTACTGTTAATATTACTATTAATGTTTTTTATTATTAATAATAACAATAATAATCTTCTTTATTGTTCCTTAGGGGAAGAATGTATCACGATAGGTCCAATCAGAGTACTGACCGACCTATTACGATACAGCTGTTATAGAAAGAAAAAACAAAAGTTTTAATTCTTTATTCCACAACAACAACCACCATTGCTTATTATGGCACCCGATATTAAACAACCATTTGAGTCCCCTCACTCCTCAAAGGTAAAGCTTGTCTGGATTACTCCTAACGCTGAACAAACAATCGAATACTGTGCAAGAGTCAGTAATCCAAAGGGACAAAACAAGCTAGACACAACCGGAAAGTTGCTGCGCTATCTTGTTAGTCATAACCATTGGAGTCCTTTTGAGATGGCCTCAGCGTGTGTGGAGGTAAATACAACAAGAGACATAAGCGCACAGATCCTTAGACATCGGAGCTTCTCGTTTCAGGAGTTCAGCCAGCGGTACGCGTCTACGGTAG